GTAGTTTTAATGGCGCATTTGATTCATATTAAGATGTATCATCGATGGATTTAACGATAAGATATAATCTTCGTGGATTAATGGTAGATGAAGTTAATCCACCAAAAACTTTAGAGCTTTTATCACTTGGTCTTCCAAAGGTTAATAAGATATTTTCAACCTCTGGTACATCACCTTTTGATACATCATCCACCGGTCATACTTTAAATGCTGACGGCTCAAAGCTATTTGTTGTTGGTAACGCAAATAAATCTATAAAAAGATACTCGTTAACAAAGCCATTTGATTTTTCAACTATAGGTACAGCACATGACCAAGAATATGTTATTGATAATCAATTAGGAGTATCAGCTGGTCATACAGTATCAAGTATAAATTTATCTGGAATAGATATTAATGATAGCGATAATACCATATATGTGAGCAATTCAAATCGAAGTACAATATATCAATACGAGCTTTCCACGCCTAATGATCTGACAACTCTAGAATATAAAACACCATTTTTTGAGCATGATCAAATCGTAACTTCTACTCAAGATCCTGAGTTTAATATGCGAAAAATTGGGGCAACTTCAATTGGATATGAAAATACATACCGAGGCTCCTCCCGGCCCAGAGGCTGGAGTTCTTCGTATGGACCTCCAGTATGGGATGCTACATATTCTAATTTTTTTAGCCACGATGGAACAAAATATTTTATTCTTTATTATAATAAAATTGTAGAATATACACTTCAAATACCTTATGTTTTATATTCTGGAACAAGAACTGGTGATGCTGGTTTAGGTCATATATATCAAAAGACAAGGGGTAATTGGCATTTCTATAATAGAAATCCGTATCCGCTATACATCCGAGCTGGCTATATAGAAACATATACAAGATACCATCCTACGTATGGCTATGCGTGGTATTATCAGTATAGAGAATGTTTTTATCACACAGGGTTTCCTCAAGGATTTAAATTTTCAAATGATGGAACAAAGTTGTGGGTAATTTATGGCAAATTTTACACCTATGGACGCATTTACCAATATAATTTACCTAATCCATATGATATTAGTGATATTTCTGACCAATCTTACATTAATCATGAAATAGGGGACCAGACTAATAATGCGTTAAATGTTACTGATTCAAAAGTAAGAAGTGCTTGGGACATTGGAGTCAGTAACGATGGAACTAAATTTTATATTCTAGATAATTTTACTTTAAAAATATATCAATATACTTCAACTCAGAGTAATGACATAAATGGTTTACCAACAGATTCCGGAAGGTTAAAACTTTGGGCAAGTCTTTATGATGCATTCTTAGACTTTTCAGGCGTTGCTAATGCCAGTGAGTGTAAACATCTTGTGTTTAATAATACTGGAAGTAAATTATATATCTCAAATAAACAGAATATCTATGAATATTCAATGACTACGAATTTTGATATATCAACAGCAACATTAACAAACACATTCTCAAATATTACAGTTAGTCAAAATAATATTGCAAGTGGATTCTCATTTAGTGCTGATAATACGCAGCTTTATTATACAGAAGACAAAGTAGTTAAAAGAAAATTATTAAATGTTGCAAATGATAGCGCTGATATAAATGGAGCATACGACGATTCAGGTTTAACAGTACCATTTCTTGATGTTAGTTCGTATGGTTCGCCATCAGATGTTAGAATAGAAAATAAAGGTAAATCATTATATATTTCAGAAACAAGCGGTACAGACACAATACATAAATTTATTTTATCAGATTCTAATGAAATAGAATCCGCTGTACATAATGGAACTTTTAATCCTTCAGTATCGTCACTAACTGGATTTGCATTAAACGATAGCGATAATAAATTGTATACTATTGATGATAAAGGTCCAGGAAAGGGCACTATTACATCATTTGATATCAATGCGACTTTTGCTAATTCAACATCTACTGGTGAAATATATGCTGCAGTTGGTGACTGGGACTATAATGCGCAAAGTATGTCATGGAATAACGATGGAACAGAGTTTTTTGTTCTTGGTAGATCCACGGATGGAGCATCAAAATATGGATTTGATGTGTTTAAAACTAAGCGTAAAAACAATATAAGTCCTATTTAAAAATATATAAATAGAATAAAGATTATTACAAATTCGGGGCATTAGCATGGCATCACCTACAACAAGACAGCAACTAGAAGAATATTGTTTACGTAAATTAGGCGCGCCGGTGATTGACATTAATGTTGCTGATGAGCAGCTAGATGACAGAATAGATGAAGCACTTGAAGTGTATCAAGAATATCACTCCGATGCTACTGTTAAAACATACTTTAAACACTTAGTTACTGAAACTGATGTTACAAATAAATATATTCCGGTATCAGATAATGTATTATTTGTAACACATTTATTTCCTATTCGAGTTGGCTCTTCTACCGGCGCAGGAATGTTTGATATAAAATATCAGATGATGCTTAATGACATGGTAAATTTAAATAATTTTACCGGTGGATTAAATTATTTTGTACAAATGAAACAATATTTAGATCTTATTAATATGACGCTTAATGGAACTCCCCAGGTATCTTATCAGCGTAGACAAAATAGATTACATATTTTTGGTGATTTTGATGATAAAGATATTGAAGCTGGAGACTACCTCGTGGCTGAGTGTTATGCAATAGTCGATCCGTCAACAACATCTGGAAGTAAATCTATTTTTAATGATATGTGGTTAAAAATGTATACTACAGCTTTGATTAAAAGGCAATGGGGGTCAAACCTTATGAAGTTTGAAGGAATGACTCTACCAGGTGGGGTGATGTTAAATGGTCGCCAAATATTTGATGATGCTAACATTGAAATTCAAGCCCTCGAAGAAAAACTTAGATTAGAATTTGAATTACCGATTGATTTTTATATAGGATAATTTATGGCAAAGAATTTATATTTTGCCGATAAATCGGTAAATGAACAAAACTTATATGAAGACATTATCATAGAATCGTTAAAGATTTATGGTCAAGATGTATATTATATGCCTAGAGAGATTGTCAATGAAGATAAGATCCTGGGTGAAGATGTGCCCTCTAGATTTTCAACATCTTATAAAATAGAGATGTATATTGAGAATCAGCAGGGATTTGATGGAGAGGGTGACCTTTTTTCAAAGTTTGGTGTTGAGATTAGAGACGCTGCTACATTTGTGGTATCGCGGCGAAGATGGAGACATATGATTGGTCAGAATAGTAATATTGTTACTGAAGAACGACCAAGAGAAGGTGATATAATTTACTTGCCACTTTCAAATTCTATGTTTGAAATTATGCATGTTGAGCATGAATTACCTTTTTATCAATTAAGCAATGTTCCTACATATTCGCTGCGGTGTGAGTTATTTCGTTATTCAAGTGAAGACTTTGATACTGGAATTGCTACAATCGATGGTATTGAAGGAGATGCATATAATATCACACTTAATCTTGATTCTGGATTTGATTCAGGCGGTGAGGAGGGTGTTCTAGACTTCTTTGTCGGCGAAACAGTATATCAACTTGACTCCAGTATTCTTTCAGTTGGCGGTAACTTTACAAAAGTCACCGGAGAAGTTGTTTCATATAATGCCGTCTCGTGCATGCTTGAGCTTACCCATATTGGTACTGATAGCGCTATAGCTTCTGGGCAGGGTAATGCATCGGGCCTCATTGGCTTCACACAAAATAAAATAATTGTAAATGATAGGGCAAATGACGCACTTCTCTTCCCGCCTTATGCATTTTACGGTAGAGATATTGACTCAGACCAAGTTATTGACGCTAGAACAAGAAGAATTTTGTCAATCGTATCGGAATCTGATGGCTATATATCTGGTCAAAACGATGTATTTGACGCAAATGACTCAGGTGGTTTAACTGGTTTTGTAGACTTCTTAGACTTCTCTGAAGGTAATCCATTTGGCGATGCAGAGGACTTATAATGTTTCAATATTTTTATCACGAACGAATTAGAAAATCAGTAGCAACTTTTGGAACGCTTTTTAATAACATATACGTCCAGCGAAAAGGTAAAAACAATACTATTACTGATCAGGTTAAAGTACCATTAGCATACGCCCCCCGCGAGAAATATCTTGAAAGAATTAGAGAAAATCCGTCACTAATAGACGACACTAAAGTGTCTCTTAAACTACCACGTTTATCCTTTGAAATTACTTCTTTGTCATATGACACTGAGCGAAGTTTACCGAGATCGAATAATTATAATAAAGCATACGGCACAAGCAATACGCAGGCTACTAAAATATATTCACCAGCACCTTATACAATATTCTTTCAATTAAATGTATATGCTAAGTTACAAGATGATGCGCTACAAATTGTCGAACAGATTCTTCCATATTTTAATCCGCATTATAATCTAACTCTAAAACCATTTGAATTACATCCAGATGTTAAAGAAGACATTGCTATAACTCTTCAATCAGTATCATTCCAAGATGATTTTGAGGGAGCATTAGAACAAAGACGGACTATTATATACACATTAGATTTTGGAATGAAAGTTAATTTTCATGGTCCGTTTAGGACCGGTAATATTATTAATAAAGCAATTACTGATATTTATTTTGATAAAACAAATTATTTGTCAGGTGATTCAGACGGATTAGTAGTTAAATCTACTATACAACCTGATCCGCTAAATGCTTCACCATTTAGTGATTTCGGATTTACGACATCTGTAGACTATTACGAGGATTCAGCATAATGCTTACATTTAAACAATATAATTCAGAATCATTTGTTGGAGCAATGAAAGGCGCTTTAATGGGTCCGCACGGTCCTAATCATAATCCAAATAAGACAAAAAAAACACGTGAGATACTGCCTGATAGAGTTACAATATCACCTCAGGCAAAAGCAATGCGTGATATTGAGCAAAGAGCTTCTACATCGAGTCCTTCAGGACCAGCTTCTTCGTTAAGCGGAACAAAAAGAGTTAGATAAATGAGTGATTGGAAAAAGTCAGACAATTTACCAGAAGATGATTTTGATTATTCTCGTAGAACTTATTACGATTTAATTGAAAAAGGTAATGCTGCACTCGAAGATATGATTGAAGTAGCTCGAGCTTTGGAACATCCCCGAGCTTTCGAAGTTGTATCTGGTATGATTAAAAATGTATCCGACGTAAATGATAGACTTATGGATCTGCATAAGAAAAAGAAAGAATTTGAAAAGAAAGATGTTTTGCAGGTGACAGCTCCTGAGGGAACCACAAATAATTTATTTGTAGGATCTACCGTAGATTTGCAGAGAATGTTACAAGATATGAATAACCCCGTTAAGGATGATAACGTAATTGATATTACAGATAGATTAGATGATGGAAAAGAATGATTCTTATTTAGGCAATCCGAGTGTTAAACGTGATGGTGTTGTTACTAATTGGACAAATAGTGAAGTTAAAGAATATGCTAAATGCATGCAAGATCCTGCATACTTTGCGAGAACATATTGTAAAGTAATTCACCTTGATAAAGGTTTAGTTCCATTTGATCTATACCCATACCAAGAAAAAATGTTTAATCATTTTAATACAAATAGATTTAATATTGTTTTAGCCTGCCGGCAATCCGGTAAATCTATTTCATCAGTGGCATATCTACTTTGGTTTGCACTTTTCAATAGTGAAAAAGTTATTGCTGTTATGGCAAACAAGGGTGCGACCGCCCGGGAGATGCTTGGCCGAGTTACACTCATGCTAGAAAACTTACCATTCTTTTTACAACCTGGATGTAAAGCTCTTAATAAAGGATCTATTGAATTTAGCAATAATTCAAGGATTGTTGCTGCTGCAACATCAGGATCATCTATTCGCGGTATGTCAGTTAATCTTCTTTATCTTGACGAGTTTGCATTTGTTGAAAGAGCAGCAGAGTTTTATACCTCAACTTATCCGGTTGTGTCATCTGGTAAAGATACAAAAGTTATTATTACGTCAACTGCAAACGGTTTAGGTAATGTCTTTCATAAAATCTGGGAAGGTGCAATACAAGAAACAAATGAATTTATTCCATTTAGAGTCGACTGGTGGGACGTTCCAGGAAGGGACGAAGAGTGGAAAAAAGCTACAGTAGCTAATACTTCGCCTGTACAATTTGATCAAGAGTTTGGAAACA